GAAAGCGAGCAGAGCCATCGCATGGAAGATGACGGCCTGGAGGTGGAACGAGCCCGTCTCCTCGTCGACATCCTCGCCGTCCCAGAAGGCGGCCAGGTGGCGCTGGAGCGCCGCCATGCTCAGCCCCCAGTCGTAGCCCCGCTCCCAGTTGCGGTCCTCGTACTTGGCCGCCCCCTTGCCGAAGTGCTCGGCCACGAGGGTGAGCACGTCGTAGGGCAGCAGGTCGAAGCGGGCCAACTTGGAGCCCTTCTGGCCGCCGGTCACGGGATCGGTGACCATGAACTCCTGGGTGGCCCGCACCACGTCCGGGTTCAGCGTGTACCCGCCGCTGGCGATCACCTCGGTGCCGTCGTAGCCCAGCAGCCACTGCTCCTTGGTGGTGGGCAGCGTGTAAACGGGCTCGTACTCGTCCATCCACTGGAACTCGACGTCCCCCAGCGGGCCGTTGAGCACCCAGGGCTGGAGCCGGTCCTCGTGGTGCTCCAGCCGGAAGATGTCCTTGTCGAGCGACCGAGCCAGGCGGTACTCCCGGTGGGCGCCGGCCGAGAGCGCCCAGCCGTCGAGCAGCACGAGGGCGTCGGACACCCGGATGGCCGCCTCGTCCCACTGGAACGCCTCGTCGAGATCGAAGCGGGGCAGACCGTTCACGTCCCCCGTGGGGTAGCCCGGGTCGAGGATGGACACGGAGCCCGTGTCCAGGTCGTGCCTGGCCGGGTTGTAGACGTGCCAGCCGAAGCCCGAGAGCAGGGCGTCCGCCGCCATGAAGCGGGGGAAGTTGAACTCGGGGATGCCCCGCATGGGGCCGGCGATGTAGCAGGTGGTCATGGTGCCTCCTGGATGAGCCCGGCAGCGCCGGGGGAGTCGGGGACGTAGACGGTGCGGCCGAGGGCCGCCTTGACGTGTGCCTGGCCGTTGTCGAGGTAGTCGACAGCGCTGCGCAGCCAGGCCCTGTCCTCGTGCAGGGTGCCGAGGGTGCGGTTGCAGTAGACGCAGAGCAGGCCCCGGACGGCGCCGGTGCGGTGGTCGTGGTCACGCTGCGGAGGACGGCCGGGCCGGAAGCGCTTGCCGCAGATAGCGCAGACCCCCCGCTGGGCGTGCAGCAGGAGTTCGACGTCGACATCGGTGAGCCCGAGGCGTCTCACTTCCACTGCTTGCCCTCGAATCGGAGCGGCAGGGCGTACGGGTTCACGTCGGCCAGGATACGGCCGAGAGTGGCCGTGACCACCTCGTGGTAGCCGGGCTCGATCTCGAACATGAAGGCGTCGTGGACTTCGAGCACGAGCCCGTCGAGTTCCCGCTCGGCCTCGATCATGACGTCCTTCATCACCTCGGCCACCGCCCCCTGGATCAGCGAGTTGGCGACGGCGTACTCAGGTACCCGCCCGAAGCGGGAGTTGACGTGCCGGCGCCGGCCGGGCCAGGGCAACTGGGCGTAGCCCCGCACCCGGGCCTCCTTGCCGACCTTCTTCGACCAGGCGTGGTAGGTGGGGAACATGGCGACGTGGCCCCGCTTGGCCTTCTCGGCCGTCGACCGGGCCTCGGCCTGGGGGATGCCGGCCTTCGCTGCGAAGCGGGTCATCTGGTCGATGCCGGCGCCGTAGGGGATGCCGTAGTTGACGTTCTTCGCCAGCACCCGCCAGCGGCCGTCGTCCTTGCCGAACATCGACATCGCCGTCTCGGAGTGCAGGTCCCGCCCCTCCTGGAGGATGGCGGTCAGCACCGGGTCGCCGCTCAGCGAGGCCATGATCCACAGTTCGGCCGAGGCCAGGTCCCACTCCCAGATCTCCAGGCCAGGCGCCGGCCGGAACGACTCCCGCACGCCCGGCAGAGTCGAGCCCTTGGGGATCTGGTGCAGGTTGGGCATCGACGACGAGCGCCGGCCGGTGACCGTGCCCACCGGGTTGAACGACGGGTGGACCCGGCCGTCCGGGCTCGTGCTGGCGTACTCGAACAGCGGGCCCACGTAGGAGTTCAGCGCCTTGGCCGCCCCCCGGTAGGAGAGGATGTCCTCGGCCACCGGGTGGCCCTCCATCTGCTCCAGCGCCGCCTTGTTCGTGCTCGGCGTGCCCAGGTCGGTCGTCTCGATGACCGGGAGCCCGTGGACGTCGTAGAGGAGCGCCCGCACCTCAACCGGCTTGGACAGGTCGTGGTCGGGGTACTTCTCCTGGATGGCCTCGGTGATGGCCCGGTACTCGTAGCCGGCGTTCGTCAGGCGCTCGGGGTCCACGAGGACACCTCGACGGCGCATGCGGTACAGCACCTCCTGGACCTGCATCTCACGGCGCAGGGCGGGCGTCCAGCCGGTGCCCAGGTACGAGCGCAACTTCAGCGTGTCGACCGGGTCGGTGCCGGCGTAGGGCGCCATCTCCTCGGGGTACAGGTCGCCCCAGTCCAAGTCTCGGCTTGCAGACTTGGCCTTGGCCCTGGCCCACGCAGCGGGCTGCTCGGGGTACTCCTCCCGGATGCGCTTGTACATGGTCGTCTGGTTGGGCCGCTTCTTCAGGTCCCGCAGGGCGGCCTGCTCGGCCCGGCTGTCGCCGCCGAGGTACAGGTCCGACAGGTCCTTCAGCCCCTTGGGCCGGTTCTCGTCGTCCAGCCAGGCGGCGGTGGCCGTGTCGTAGGTGTTCCACCGGTGCGTGAAGCCGAGGCCCGAGCGCTCCAGGATGGCCCAGTCGAACTGGGCGTTGTGCATGACGTGCCTGGCCGGCGTGCGGCTGAGGGCGTCCAGGAGCCCGCTCACGGCCTCCAGGTCGGCCTGGCGGCCCAGACGGTGGTGGACGGGGATGTAGTAGCCGTCTCGCTCGTCCACGGCCACGGAGAGGCCGCTCATGGCCGCCCCGTTCCACGGCATGAGGGCGATGGAGTGGTCGCCGATCTTCCCATCACCGAACGTCTCGGTGTCGATGCCCACCTCGGTGGCCCGCATAACTCGATCGGCCAGGTCGCCGATCTCGGCCTTGGTCCGCAGGAGGTGGATCACTAGTCCTCCATCTCGATCAGGATGTCCGGCCTCGGGCTGTAGCGGGCGACGGAGCGGGCGATGAGCACGACTTCCTCCCGGTCGAGCGGCTCGTCCAGGAGCACGGCGTTGAGGGCGGCCACCGTCCGGCCGATGGCCTCGGGGCTGCCGCCCTGCTTGCGCACCGTGCCAGCGATGGCGGCCAGGGTGTGGTTGCGCCGGCCCTCGGGGATACGGTCCCACTCCAGGCCCGTGTAAACGGCCTGCGTGGGGCGCTTGGGCAGCCAGGCGGGGTTGAACAAGCGGGGGACCAGGATGGGCCGGTGGATCTCCCGGTCAGGGGCGTCCGGCGCCACGATGTACGAGCCCCGGCCCGCCCGGATGTCGACGCCGGGCCAGACGCCCACCGCCGGCCCCTCGGGCGAGCCCGGGGTCCAGGCGTAGATCAGGTGCCAGCCCCGGGGGGTCTTGACGCAGAAGGTCTGCTCGAACGTGGCCTGGTGCTCACGCCAGGCGTCCTGGCTGTCGAAGTCCACGACCACGAGGCCGTCGGTGCGCAGCCCGTGCCAGTCGCCCGGCTTGTGCTCGACGCCCGGGTAGCCCGGCGAGGCCCACCCGCCGACAGCGGGTTCCTTCGAGCCGGGCTTCAGGGGAAGGTAGATCGTCATGGGTTCCTCTCGTCCCTCTCGCTGTGGTCACCAGCCCCGGGGGGAGAGGATCACCCCCGGGGCCGGCACTCGACGTCGTCAGCCGGGCAGGCTGGCGGCCTCGAAGTTGGACAGGTCGTTCCACCCGTCCTTGATGGTGGCGTGGGCCTTGAAGACGGCCACGCCTCGCTGGGCCTGGAGGCGGGCCAGCGACAGGCTGACCTTGCCGGTGGTGTAGTCGACCGTCTCGCCGAGCACCTCCAGCAGGGGCAGCGTGAAGCCGGCGCCCTTGCCGACCAGCATGAAGTTGCGGCTGACCGTCCGGTCCATCATCGGGCCGACGTCGAGCACCTTGGCGGTGATCTCCAGCATCGGCCGGCCGTCCTTGGTGGCGTTCTTGCCGATGTTGACGAGGAGGAACGTGTAGTCGCCCTCGGGGATCGGCAGGCTCGCCTCGGACAGATCGAGCACCATCTCGTCCGCCTCCGCTTGGGCGGCAGCGATCAGGTCATCGGCGTCTGCGAGGCCCAACTCCTCGTCCGAGAACTGATCGGCGGGGTCGTCCTGCATGGTGGGCTCAGCGCTCATGGTGTCTCCTTCGGTGTGACGGGCTTGCGGTACGCGGTCATCGAGCCTCTCAGGGTACTGGTCCAGCGGTTGCCGGCCACCCTGCGGGGATCGTCGGGAGCCCACGAGAGGGTGCGGACGTCGGTGCCGTCCGCCTTGGTGCCCTTCTCGTACTCGCCGATCACGTTGGCCCACTCCTCCAGCACCTTGCGGGTGGCGGCGGGCAGGTCCGGGCCCCGGCGGTACTCGCCGTGCTCGGGGTCTGGCTCCCTGGTGTGGCAGAGGACGATGATGTCCTTGCCCGTGCGCCGCAGCATGCTGAGCACACGGCCGTACGCCTGGGCCAGGGCGTTGTAGTCCCGCAGTTCGGGGACGGTCTTGCCGATCTGGAGCATGCCGGCGTTCTCGCCCCGGTTCTGCCCAGTGGCGGTGTCGACGGCCTCCTCGATCAGGAAGCGGGCCAGAGCGTTGCCCGTGTCGATGACCCAGGTGTCCCGCTCCCAGGAGCGGCGCTTGGCCTCGACGAACAGGCCGTTGAGGTCCTGCCAGGCGGTGGGCTCCCAGGTGAGGATGTCGGCGCTCTCGGGCACCGCCTCGCCTTCGAGGGACCCGTCCAGGTCGATGAACAGCGGTCGGCTGGCGGTGGCCGCCAGCGTCGTCTTGCCGACAGCCTTGCGGCCGTACACGACGAGACGGAGGGAAGGAACCTGCCGGACAACCGGGGTCGGCTGCTGCGACAGGGAGGGGATGGTGGCGCTACCAGTCATGGATCTCCATTCGACTGACGTAGGTGGGTTGGGAGCCAGCGCCCGATCGCACGGGGGAGGGCCCGCCGCACATAGTAGCGGCTGTGGGCGTTGTCCCCTACCTTACGCTCCGGGCTGCCGTGCAGGTCGAGCGTGCCGTCGGCCACGAGGGCGTCGAGCACGATGCGGAGCGGGCCAGGGTTGCACGGGATGGCCTCGCAGATCGCCGTCTGGCTGGGGAGGCGCTCGCCCTCGCCGACGTGCCGCCCCAGCCAGCGCATGACCTTGTGGGCCAGCGTGGTGTGGTGTCGACTCCAGCGGTCGCCGTCGTTCGGGATGGGGGGCACCGTGCGCCCGTTCTGTGTGCCGGCGATGACGTCGAGCGGGTCGGCGCCCTTCAGCCCGCCTCGCTTCTCGATCGACCAGCGCTGCTGCGGGGTGAGCCCGCCACGGATGCCGTCCCGCTCGACGGAGTCGATGGCGAGCCCCTGCTCCTCGTGGAGCGCATGCTCGGCGCACTCGTAGCGGACGGGGCACAGGGCGCACACGGCCCGTGCCCGTTCGATGCCCTCGTCGCTGGCCTCGACCTCGTCGCCGTCGCCAAGTGCTTCCTCGAAGAACATCGCCGGGGGTGCGCCGAGGCACTGGGCGTGGTTGAGCCAGTCGAAGTCGTTACGCCAGCCGAAGCGGCTCACAGCATCCACTTCGTGAAGAACCAGCCCTCGCCCGGCCAGAACTCGACGGCGTCCGGGTCCATCTCCTCGATCTCGGCATCGGACGGCGGGTTGTCGATGTCGTAGTGCCACGCCTTCAGCGTGTGGCCGCTGCCCAAGTCCTTAACCTTGTCAGGCTCCCTCATCGTCGTCGTCCTCCCACTCGATCATGTCGCCGTAGTCCTCACGGCCGAGC